ATAATCTACCAAAAGCCCTGACCAACCTGTTTGCTCCGTGTCCCATACAAGGTCCGAAACAAACTGCTCTAGGCTCGTGCCTTCATTGTCTAAATTCTTGAGCAGCTCAAGGAACAGGTTAACCTCGCCTTCTTTCTGCTCCGGGGCGCCGACTTGATCCGGCACTGCCGACAAAATGTGTCCGTAGAAAATATCTGCAGCCCTTGCGGTTGCCATGTAAAAATGTGTGCGCCCGATGTAACGCTGATAATCCGGGCTTTTCGGATCGACGCCTCCCGGACATGGAAGGTAGGCAGTAGTTTTTTGTTTGATCGCCTGTTCGCCGGAGATGCAGTCCCTGACTAAAACCCACTTTGTTCGATTTTCGTCGTATGTCCCGTTTGTGCTATTTACTGGCATAATGCAAATATAAGCGGCTGAGCGAATAAAACAATATTTCCGGCGCTATATGCCGCCAACAGGAAGCACCTTTACCGATGATCCGTTTTTTTTATCCAGCTCTAATTCATTAAATACCGCGCTTGTCGCGTCCACCATATCCTTATATTTGCTCATAGGGAAGCTCTCCATCTGGCTAAAATATGTTTCATTCCAATCCGCGATTACAACGTCTATATTTCCAGCCTGCCATTGCGCCGCAACAGGCTCTGCCCTGGATTCTTTGCTTCCCGACTCCGGTTTAGCACATACATTGAACCCGGCAAGGAATTTAATATAGCTCTGAGCCTGATCCTTACCGGCTTGTCCGGGGTCTTTGGGAATTCTGATTTTTACATTTTTGTATTTGGAATTGTCGATGCTGCCTGTGTGTTTTATATTAGCCCTGACTTCTCCGGCGCTTTGCCGGACGTTTATGACATCTGCAATGACATATTTCCCGTTTTTTCTCTTTCCCATAAGCACTCCGGCAGTATAAGCAGGGTCTCCACCTTCTTCTTCCGATGTCGCTGCCAAGTCCCAAGCTCTCACCCATTTTATGACATCACTTGGAATAACTGCAAGCATTTCTCCGATCTGGTTTCTTTTGAAGTATAATCCGCCTGCCGGTTTTATTTTCCAGTTCCCCATCAATAATCGTTCCCTCTCTACCAACGGTAACGCCCGTAAGTTGGCAAGGTATTCGGGGTTATGCTCTAAAAGTTTCTTGTTGTCATAAACTGTGGACTTTATGAAGGTTACAGATTTTGGCTCTGCTCTTTCTTCTTTGGAAGTTAGGCGGAATTTATCGATAAGCTCCTGTTTAGTGTCAGCCCAATGCAATGTTTCTTCACGTCGTATGAACCACCTGATTTTCCCGCTTCTTTCGTCGATGGCGTATCCCGTATCTTGGTCAATCCACCAGCTTATAAAATTAGCGATCCAGCTATCGGCGTCCGGATTACAGGTTGCTCTGACAAAGGGCTTCACCTTACAGGTGCTTCGGTTTCTTGACAGCATATAGAAAAACTGTTTCTGCGAAAAATGGGTCAGTTCATCGAAGCATAATGCGCATATTTGCGATCCCTGCCATAGGCTCAGCTCATCGTCCCTTGCTATGTGCCGGAAGGATATTTTGCTTATGGGATTTCCCGCATTATCTTTAAATCTAACCTCGGCATTGTTTCTTCGCATTTCAACAATCCCGCCTTTAGGCAGGGAAGTATAGAGACGGGAAGCTTCGTCCCATAATGCGCCTTCTGAAAATATTTGGCCATAATCCCTACGGAATATAACCGCGCCAAACCGCTTGCAATTTATGTAGGGAAGCGGGGTTAATAATAAGCCGAAAGATTTCCCTCCACCTGCAGAACCTCCGTATATCGCTATGTCAGCAGTAGAGGTCAAAAACGCTGTTTGCGGTCCCGGTTGCGGGGCAATTTCAGCCATCTTCAATTTCCTTTAACATACAATCTGACCCGGGTGGCAAAACAACAACATTAAAGTCAACACTGTTTTCAATCTCGGTTTTATTTAGGTTTATCGCAACAGAATGCGGTGATTTCCACCTGTCGTGTTGCCGATTGTAAAGCCATGCCTCTGCCGCTCTTGTCTCCGGGGGTATGTGCCGATCACGAAGTTTTACTATGCGTTGCCCTTTATCATTGGTATACTGCTCTCTTTCAGTTACCGTATATCCGCAAGCCCTCTTAAACAGGGCTTGTTCAACTTGACTGTCAATGGCGTCTTTGCCATTGGCAAGGGCTTCCCCAAACGAAGATAAACACCTTTGTCCATCAACGATTTTATACTTCCATTCGCTTATCGTTTTTCTCGAAACTCCCATAGCCTCGGCAATTTCTTTATCGGTACATCCGCGTATAGCCAATGACCATGCCCAGGCATCATGGTATTCTTGCCGATAAATCGGTTTTCTTCCTGCCACTTCATTTCCTTGGAACCCATGCCATAGAGTATTTTGAACTTTCGTTTATTCCTTTTTTTTCAAATACATTATTGCATAAGAGTAATTCGATTTCGTCTTTGTTTGCTCCGATACCTTTGCAAATATTTTCAATGCTCATTCCGTGGTCATGTACAAGCTGTTTTATACAATCGCTCATGCGGAAGGCAATATGGCTCCCCTTTGCACGGTTTATGCGGATTGTCAGTAAAATGCGCTCCGGCTCTGTCAGTTCCATTACGGTACAGGGAACCAGTCCATTTGTCATAGCTTTAACCTCTTTATCGGTTTTTGCAAGCGTAGCGCGATGGAACCCGTCAATTATTACATTCTCGCTGGTTATGAGTATAGGCTGTATCCATCCGCTTTTCAGTAGGGAGTATTTAAGCAAGGACAGTTCCTGATTATAAACAACATTTGGGTTGTAATCATTGGACAACAATTCATCAACCGGCTTCCACTGTACATTCTCTATGGGGTGTTTCATTCCTTTCTCCTTAACAATCGAATATCATTATAGCTGTCAACCACAGTGTAATACTCTGAAAAAACCTGCGCTTCCAAGTCAGCGTTCGATAGCGGATTTGTCGGTCTTTTAACACGCTTCCTGCCTTCCAGAAGTATGTATTTAATCCCGGCCTTATAAAAGATTTCCGGTAAAAAGTATACCACCTTTGCATCGTATAATTCGGGGAATACCCTCCTTGCTATTATAATATCATACCCTGCAATAACCGCGCCAAATTCTGATACCGTTTTCGGGGTTATTTTGAAAACTTTTATCTTTGCGTCTTGTAACTTACCGGCATAATCCTCGCAAGACTCTATTCCGGTTACTGACTTGAAAACACTGCTCATTCTGATTGTCAAAAGCCCTGTACAAGCTCCAAGGTCGATGGCGTTTAATCCACTGGCATCCGGCACTCTTTTTGCTATGTAAAAAATATCATCATGTATTTTCGGGAATGTCCCATAAGTCAAATAATCGTTTACATATTCGCGGGAGTTATAACGCATTTTCCACTCCCTCAAATTGATAGTATTCAGGTTTCATGTCGGTTTTCAGACATACTTTTATATATCGCTTGAATGAACAGTTAGCAATTTGCTCCATTATGTAAAGCAACGGATACCCGCCAAAATTCACCTTTGCGTCTTTGTTTTTTTGGAGCATGGTTTCCCGTGCAGAAATGGCGCGTAAAGCAACCTTTCTGGCAACCTCGGCTTGGTGTTTGTCTTTTATGTTGTCTTGTATCATTTGGAGTACACCCGAAGCAGTAGGCGGGTATTCATTGAGTGGCTTCACTGTTCTGGACGATGTTTTATATTCTTTCTGATATTTCTCCTGCAAGACCATTTCGGGAAACAAGTCTATTAACTGCTGGTAAAATACGGGGTCTCTGGTTCTGATTTTGTAAAACCTCTTTGCGGATTCAGCCAAGAACGGGGTAGCTACCCGAAGGTTTTCCCCGTTCAGCATTTCGCTATCATAAATCCCGCAATATCTTATTCCTTTTTGATAGAAGTAAAGGAATATATCGTCTTCTTGCCAATCATACAGGGGGCATACGGTAGCGACCCTATTTGTCTTTTTGGTGATGTAATTATCACTGCTTGTATTTTTCAAAAATCTTTGCAGGCGGTTAAGGCTTTCCTGCGCCCTCATGCCCAAAAAAAATGCTACGCTTCCCGGGAAACTTTTGGCAATAAAATCGTCAGTGGAATACTGATCCATTACCTTGTACTCTTTGAGAGTTATCGCATACGGCGGCGGTTCCCGTAGGTGTCTCCTGTTTTTATCCCATTGCACATAGGTTATCGCGTCTCCCAAAAAATACTTCTGGCTTTCAAGCGGTATAGCGTAATAATAAAAATCGTATTCCCCGCTTTCATATATGCCCTGGACAAAGTCTATCACTGTGTCAGGAATGAGTTCTTCGTCCCTGAAAAACACCTTGGTCTTACCCGGCATATTGTTCTCTTTTCTTACTTCATCAACCAGTTTCAGCGTAGCCAATGAATCCTTGCCGCCTGAGAAGGCAACGGCGCAAGTATCAAACTGGAGTAATGCTCTTTTTATTCTTTTCTTGGCAGCAGTATATACGTCTTCATCAAGGAAGTGTTTCTTATTCAAGTTCGTTCTCCAACATAACCAATAATGCGCCTTCTTTTGAAAGATCGGGGTGTACTTTTTTCGCGTATCGAAGGAAGCCTTGAAACAAGTCCCTTGACGCTTTGTTGTTGAATACGATAGTAAATATAGACTGTAATTCTTGCGGTTCTATTTCAGCGGTTATTCCTTCAAAGGCTGTTATATCATCCTGTGTAATTTCAATATTTTCTGACTTTGCCTCGGCAAAACCCTCCATCTCTTTGCTCAATAACACCTTGTCCCATATCGCTATTTCAGCGGTAGCGTTATCGGCAATTCGGTACTCCATAATCTGTTTTTCACTCAAGTCATCGGCAATAGTGCAGGGAACTTCTTTCATACCAAGTTCCTTGGCGGCTTTTAGTCTAGTGTGCCCACATACGATAACATTGTTTTTATCAATGATTATAGGAACTAGGAAACCAAAATCGCGTATACAGTTTTTAACGAATGATACAGACTGGTCATTGTTTCTTGGATTATTCGCATAAGGGATTATACTGTTAATGGGTATTGATAGCACATTCATGCCGCGTCCTCTTCATTTTGCTTGTTCCATTCCTCTACTTGGGCAATAAGCAACTCGCCCTTTGTACGCGCCTCGGGGTATTTCTGCTGCAGCAGTGATAGACAGCCCAAAAAGCGATCCAGTTCGGATGCTGTAAAGATTAAATCACAAATATACTCCGTTTTATCCGCTGGTTGCTGATGGCTGTAGAAACGGAACCCTTCTCGAAAATACCCGCGCACGGCCTCATCTCCGATGGCTTCTATTTCTTGCTCCAATAATGGTCTGTTCCAAGACGAAATTTCGTGCGATTTATTGTCCATTATGCGGTACTTTTTCGCCTGTTCTGGCGTCAAATCTGCTATGGTACAGGGTATTTTCTCAAGACCAAGCACTTGAGCAGCCTTGTAGCGGGTATGACCACAAACAATGCAGTAATTTTTATCAAGCACCAGTGGGACGCGGAACCCGAATTCTTGTATGCTCTTTGATACGGCTTCTACCGCATCATCGTTTATGCGCGGATTGCCGCTATATGGGATTATTCTTTCAATCTGTACAGAGACAACTTCCAATTTTTCCCTCCCCGGTGATTACGACTGTTGGTCTATTTTATCAAGTCTCCACCACTCATTACTCCGATACACCGGCTCAAATCGTTCCCCTGCTTTTATTCTCTCAAAGTATCTCTCGGTGCTTTTGGGACTTCTTGATTTACGGTGGATCATCATGTGGCAAGTCCAGCATACTGGTATGGCCCCACCAACAACCGTTTCGTAGCTGGTATATTCCTCGCAATGGTAATGCCTTATCCCTTTATCCTGGCCGCAATAATGGCACTTTGTGTTCTTTAATGCCGGTAGTTCTCCATAGTCAATCGCCTCTTGTATCCACTTGTTTCCCTTTTCTCTCTGCTCTGGGGAAAATCCGTTATACCATGCCATACGTCCTTTTGGTGTCACCTTTTCACCTTTCATTGGCATTTCTTTGTAGGGTAGTATATCTTCGCGACTAAAACCATACTCAGGGATAACAATTCCTACAGCATTTTCAAGCCATTCTGCAACCCAACGCCTGTGACAACGAATATTAGGAGACTCCCAGCATAGCAAAATAGCATCTTCTCCAAACAAACAACACATTTTTTCGTATGTTTCAAGGGGATTTAACCTGTCCAGTATCTTTTGATACTCACGGTCATATTCTTCTTTTGGCAGTTTTAACATATCATAACTGGGTGCCAATTCTTTGTACTGCTTGCCACTATATCCAGGCATTAGCCCTATTGATATGGCAACGGCTCTTCTGTCTTTTCCGCATCTGGCAAAATTAGACGTCATCATTTCTTTATCTCCTGTTTAATCCCTTTGTTTAATAGTAGCATACACACTACTAATCAAGTAGTTTCCCAAATATTTACGGTCTCCCGGTTTCCGTGATCGCTTTCCATCCAAACGGTTGGATAGAATTACGGTAACTGCTGTCCCCTATTAAGAATAATCAGCGCCCGTGCTATACAGTTTGGTAACGATCCTGCGATGGAATTATCAGCTTCTTCTTCTGAATACCCTTTGCCAATCAGATCTTCCCTTAATTGAAAAAGCTGATTGTTAACCTTTTCTATCAGGTTTTCTTTGTTGATGATTTCGCAATACATCTATTTCTCCTCTTTTTTTTAACGCGGGGAATACCCCTGATTAAAGAGCTGCTCCTCAAGGTGTGTAAGAGCTTGGAGCATTTTTTTGGTCTCTATTTCGTCGGCCGCAAATTTTTCAACCCTCTCCTTAAAAGCCCGTTTGCACATAATGGCAAGGACTACCGCGTCCTCTTCGCTCAGTTTAATTTTCAACATTTTCTTTCTCCTCAAGTTGTCCCATGCAAAACGCGCACTTTGTCTGAGTGTACTTTGTCTTAAATTCACTCTCGCAGCTTTTGCAGATGTAAGTTTTTCTTTCCGGCGAAAACTCGCTCTGCACCTCTTCAACTATGTCGCCGTCAGGGTGTCGCTCTGCCTCGCAAAACCCGCTTGCAGGGGGCGCGAGCTTCTCAGCTCTATCGAGAGCTTCTGATTGATTTTCTGCCTCAACTTCATATTCCTGGTATGCGTTGAAAGCCAACAAAACACGGTACTTTTTCATGCTATCCTCCTCATGGATAAAACTCTGCTTCCGTGCAGAGCTTCAATTTCTCGCAATATAAGCGGATGAGGGTTTCCCTTATTTCCGCTCTCGCCTCGGCTACTCCGTCAGTAGTCCACTCAATCTTCGTCTCAACCGAAGGACACAATTCCTCGATTAAGTCGAATATGGCGTTGTCTACCAAATCCCACTGTTCGCATTTGCCGCGCTCAGTCTGAGGCTCCCACTCCTCGATTTTCTCAAGGATTTTTTTCGCAAGCGCGGCTTTTTCTTCTCCGTGCGCAGAACTCCACTTGGTAAAAAGCCCTTCGTCGTCCGCGTCGTCTCCGGTGTCGTTTTCGGTGCATGGATAGATAGGGCACTCCTGACAGTCCCTTGAGAGGAAAGAGCAGAGGGGAATACCTTGATCAAACTTCCCGTCAACCTTTTCCCTGATTTCCGCAGGCAAATCACTAAAATCCTTCGCCTCCGGGTGTTCCGAATAATAACGCCATATCTGGAGCGTCAATTCTTTTACATCTTCCAGTTTCATACGTCCTCCTGTTAATCGTCCCAAGGAAAAATACCAAGGGTTTCTAAATATATTTCGGCTTCGCCGGCATCCGCCGCCCAACCGTTATGCACAATTACGCCGAGAAAATCACAGCCTTCGTAAACGCCGATCCTCGACATATAGTCGGTCATTTCCTTTTTAGTTTCCGGTCTTAATATGCTCATGCACATTTAATTATTCCCTCCCTGCTTTTCTTCCAACTCAAGCGCTTTTTGAACAGCCCAATTTTCCTGATAATACGGACCGTACCGCTTATTCTTGCCGTAAATGTTTTTGCAATACCGGGATATTGAGGACGCGCTTTCTCCGTACTTGAAAAAATCAATGCCGATTTTTTCTTTGCCGTCTTTCTGGTATACAATCACATACCATATTCTTATTTTCGTCCCAAGTTTCATTTTGCCTTTCCTTTTTCAAGTTCAGCTTTTAGCCGGCTGACCATTTCTTCGTCATAGATACGGTATTGGAAGGCTGCGGAGACTTCTACAAAATTTCCGTGAAAATCTGTATACTCATTGACAATTCCTTCGCCGTAATATTTCCTAAATACTTTTTTTGGTTCGGTAAAATGATGTCTGCGTTTTTTCATATCAGCGATCAAGTCGAACGGGTTTTTACAATATCCATGAAGCCTGAAATATTGACCGTTATTCGACATGAGTATTTTCTTATATTCCTCGATGTCGGCATCATCATCACCTTCCATGCGGTTTCTTACAAAATACTCTCTGCCGTCCTTGACCATATAAATTGGAAAATATCGCTGCTGCCTGCATGGAACTATTTCTGCGCTAAAAGGCTCTTTTTCAATGAAGGTTATCATATTAATCTCCTTATCCTGCCTATTATCTTTTCAGAATGAACGGGAAAAACCCAATAATCTTCGGTACAAGGAGCTGATATTTCCCCAAGTACACAATTACACTGTTTTTCGACATACTCTTTAGCAAGAGCCTGATTTTCGGCTTCAATGGAAAAACTTCCACTGAATACAAACTTGGTTTTTACTTCGTATTTCATAGCGCATCCTCAAATTTTTCAACATCTGGGAATAAAAGACGTACAGCAATATCCATCCTGTCTTTCAATAAATTATCTTCTTCCTCACTACTAGCAATATGATCAAGCATTTTTTCAAGTACCGTTTTAGCCTGTTCACTTGTAAGAGGATAAGCCTCTTGTACATCTTCAACAGAACAACATTTAAGCATTACTTCCCTACGTGGATCAAAGTGATGCTTTATTCCCCATTTCAGTAATTCTTGTGTACATTCCTCACAATAACCTTCCTCTAAAAGAGGGCGCATACAACCAATACAATTAGCCATTATTAATCTCCTCTAAAACTTTTTTCGACAGCACATCCCGTAAATTATTGGTGATATCCACTAATTTATCGCCAACTTCTGACGAAACGAACAGATCGTCGTCGTCAAGCATACTTTCAATGAGTTTGAGCTGTTCGATTATGCACTCTTCTTTTTTCTCCGGGAAGGTGTCTTCGGTTTCTTCTTCGCTTATCAACACGACGTTACGCCAACTGCACCTTTCATCATCACGCAGCTGTTTGTCTAGTTCTTTGTCAATCTGTACGCCGTCGCTAACATACGCTTCGACGTAAAATTTCTGAATAATCATTTTTTTCTCCTCAGTGTTTCCACTATCTTTGGGTCTCCTGCCATAAAGTTACCGAACCCGGACTTGTCGTATAGCAGCTCGTCAATTTGCCCTTCGGTGTCCTTGTAGAATAATCTCCGCTTTCCGTCTAAATCACCGGAAGCAAGCAGCCGATCTATAACCTCTTCCGCTCCGTTCGTTATTGTCATGGTAGGATTGGATTCATCGAAAAGGTCTGCGATGTAAAGAACCTCGTCTGTCTTAGATACAATTTCAAAATTAACTTTGTTCATATAACCTCCTGCAAAACCGCTATCCCGGCATTGATACACTCGTCAATGTTTTTCCCGATCTGCCTGTAAAAATCGGGATAATTCATACACTCGTAAGCTCTTGCCATTACTGAGCGCTGCTCTTTGGAAACGCCGATGTGAAAGTCTTTGGCGCCGCGAAGCGCGGACTTTATATCACCCTCGGCTATTAGGTTTCTTACTGCCTGTGCTTTCATTTGAACCTCGAATAAATCGGGTCGTATTCTTCGAGAATATACCCTACGCTATGTGCAAAATCCTCGTCATACTGAGGAAGTTTTACAAGTTTTTCACACTTTTTCTCTTTTCTGTAAAATGACAGTTTGTTAAATTCATCAGCCGTACCGACAATGCCGTTTGCAATTAAAGCGTCGATTAAATCCTTCTTTGTTTCTACCGTTGATATTTCGTTCATCTCACGCCCCTATAGGAACAATGCTGTCAAGGAAATTCTGAAACACGGTTTCCATGCGCTCGTCCTCTTCCCGGATCAGCTTGTCGATTTCTTCTACCCTGTCCCAATCAAGGCAGTTCCAATTTTTATCGAAACACTTACGCCTGATCCTCAGCAGCCTTTCATGCTCTTTTGACTTCATCTTATTGCTCCTTATTCCCCGACTGTAATAACAGAAACCCCAAGCTCTTTTGCCTTTGCTTTAGCTTGCTTGACGGCATCGCCATAATTACCTCTAAAAAAGTGCGCTTTCATTACATCGCTTGTATCTGTACCCATGAAAAACGCCCAATTACCAAAACCACGCGGTTGTTTGCGGTAACAATTTTCATATTGCCTTGTCCTAACTTCTATACGCATTTTCATTCTCCCTCGGCTGCCGTGGCAACCTAAAAAATATTATAAGATAAAATATTTATTATCTTATAATCTAATACTAGCA